CGATGGCCTGACTGTCCAGGTGCCCCGTGATAACAAGTGGATGGTGGACATGGTCCGGGCAGCATGGGAATCACGCACCAAGCTCCAGCTTGAGGAAGCCATCTACTCCAGGATGTTTATCCGGGATGTCAACTCGTACATTGCCCAGTATGTCAACGGCTCTGTGAAGCGCAAGGGTGCCTATGAGTACGACATGGAATGGCACCAGAACGCTGGTGGCTTGGTGATTGCCAAGGTGGCCGAGAAGGTATTGATTGATGGTGCACCGATCCGCGAGACTGTGGAGAACTGGCCCGACATCATGGACTTCATGCTACGCACCAAGGTGCCACGGTCCAGTCATCTGGCATGGGGTGAGACAAAGGTGCAGAACACCAGCAGGTACTACATTGCCAAGGACGGCAAGCCTCTGATGAAGTGGATGCCACCGTTGGCTAAGAAGCCTGATGTGTGGCGTCAGATTGGCGTGGAGTCGGGGTGGAATGTGCAGATATGCAATGACATTAATGACGCCACCATGCCGGTGGATTTCGATTATTACATTCAAGAAGTGGAGAAGTTATGCCTGGGTCTAGCGTAAACAATATTCAGCACGGTGGTACGCACTACAAGGATAAGTCAATGCAACCGTGGGACTACATTGCAGCCAATAATCTTGGTTACTTTGAAGGAAATATAGTGAAGTACGTCAGTCGATGGCGTGAGAAAGGTGGTGTTGAAGATTTACGCAAGGCTCGTCACTACCTTGACAAATTGATTGAACTGGAGACACAAAATGTTGGAAAAACAAATTGAGGCTAAAGTCTGCGACTATGCCAAATCAAAAGGTGTGCTTGCTTACAAATTTACCAGTCCAGCTAGAGCTGCGGTGCCTGATCGTTTGTTCATTGCACCAGATGGCAGTGTGTGGTTTTGCGAGTTCAAGCGAGAAGGTGCCAAGCCCACTGATGCTCAAGAAAGAGAACACACCCGACTTAGACAACAAAAGGTAAACGTGTTTGTGATTGACAACGTGGACCAGGGCAAACTGATGGTTGATCTAATGGTGGGTTCATGCTAACTGCCAATCTATTGCATGACTACCAGAAAAAGGCGGTCAACTTCCAATGCACCCATCCCAACTCGATGCTCTGGTTGGACATGGGTCTGGGCAAGACCGTGATCACGCTGACCACGCTGGCCCACCTGATCCGCACCCAGTTCCTCAAGGGAGTCATCATCGTGGCACCCATCCGAGTCATTCGTCTGGTGTGGCGTCAGGAGGCTGCCAAATGGGAACACACCAAGCACTTGACGTTCAGCATGATCACCGGCACTAGGGACCAGCGCACCCGTGCCCTGCTGCGTCCTGCTGATGTTTATTTGGTAAATTACGAAAACCTGAAATGGTTATCGGAAACAATCCAAACGTACTTCATTAAGAAGAACCGTCCCTTGCCGTTTACCGGCATCGTGTGGGACGAGATTAGCAAGATGAAGAACTCGGCAACTGATCGGGTCAAGGCCACCAAGAAGATATTGGATCACTTTGTCTGGTCTACCGGACTCACCGGCACCCCGGCCAGCAACGGCTACAAAGACCTGCACGGCCAGTTCCTAGTGGTCGACAAGGGTCAGCGCCTAGGCGTATCCAAAACGGCCTTTAGAACACGGTTTTACCGCAAGGCCGGCCCCTACAAGGAAGTGCCCTACGAGGACACCGAGGACACCATCAAGAAGCTGATCGGTGACATCACGCTTGAGATGAGCGCCGAGGACTACAACCCATTACCCGACTTGATGGTCAACAACATCGAGATCGAGATGCCACCTGAACTGCGGGTTCGCTATGACAAGATGGAAAAAGAGTTCTTCTTGAGGCTTGACAGTGGTGCCGAGGTGGAGATGTTTAACCAGGCATCGCTGACCAACAAGTGCCTCCAGTTCTCCAATGGTGCAATGTACCCGGTGGCCGGGATGCCATTGTGGGAAGCAGTGCATGACCTGAAGCTAGAGGCTCTTGAGGACATCATTGACGAAGCCAACGGTAGCCCTATCCTATGCTCGTATGCTTATCGGTCAGACGCCGAACGCATCATGACCAAGTTCAAGCACCTGCGCCCTATCAACTTGACCGAATGCAAGACCGAAGCGTCATTGATAAATGCCATGCACCGTTGGAAGACTGGCGACTGTGACCTGATGATTGGGCACCCTGCCAGCATGGGCCACGGCATTGACGGACTCCAGAGGAACGGCCACATCGTTGTGTGGTACGGACTCAACTGGAGCCTTGATCTCTATGACCAGATGAATGCGCGAGTGCGTAGGCAGGGACAGGGCGCACCAGTCATCTGCCACCGCATCATGATCCAAGAAACCCTTGACCAAGCCCAAGCAATTGCCCTGGATGACAAAGCCCAGACGCAAGCTGGTTTGAGAAACGCAATAAAAGAATATAGACAGTCTAGAAAACTGTGATACACTGTGTAACACCGTAACCAACCAAGGACTGAAATGAAAACCAATATGCTAGTACGAGCGCGTCAGCACTTCAACTGTGCTGATCGTCAGATCAATCGCCACAACCAACGTGCTTGGGTACGGTCCATCCGCTTTCTCGGTGACAAGTGGCTGTTGGCCAACCCTATCAACAAGAAGGAGACAGTATGAGAACCAACGTCACGTCCGACACTCACTCATTCCCCGTGCTGTCAGATAAGGCCAGCAAGCGCACACACGGCACTGAGGGGTACACACCCCGCATCAAGCGAAGGAACGAGGCAACACCGCCAACTTTAGACCTGTGGAGCCGTGACACTTACCGAGTGGGTGACGGTGAAGTGCGCGGGGCTATGCGCCCCGGCTCTGAGGATGCCATGAGGCTGCCAAGCCGGGGGTACTCAACATGACCACCTTACTCATCTCGTTGCTGGCCGTCGTAGTAGTCATCGTCATCGTTGCCGGCATCTTGGTCTACATCATGAAAGACGACAGTGGATACTAATTGGCCCTTCCCAACCCAACTGCCGGTAGCCCCGGCCAACGGCCCTGTGCCGAAGTTCAACCCTGAGAATTACGAGGATGCATTATTGTGACCCACACCATTAACAGCACAGGAACCGCTGCGGTGGCAACCGACTACTACTGGATACCCATCGACGAACACACGCCGCGCGGTGTGAAGCTACAGCTACTCGGCAAGGGCGGCGTAGCGCAGTACAGCAACTTTTACGGTGACCAATTCTGGAGTCACTGGGCACCATTACCTAAGAGGAAAGATTGAGATGAATTGCCCCAACTGCAACGCCGAGAATATGAGAACAACGGAAACCTTCAAGGCTCCCGAGGAGACTGTACGCACGAAGCAGTGCCAATCATGCAAGTGGAAGTACACCAGCCGGGAGACAATTTCTGAAGACATCGTGATTCCCGCTGCTGTGCGAAACTTGAAATCTAAACGAAAGCCTGTGCTTCTGTTTTTACAGCAGCAATCCGAGCCGTCCAGCCCTTGCCAAATGTATTCCAAGTTGGCAGGTCAAGCAGGAACGACAATCGACGGCGCCCATAATCGTCAATCAACTGAGTAGCGTCAAACGCATTGACGGCGGCAAGAGTCTTTGGGCCAATGTCGCCGTCAACATCTACACCAACGCAAGCCTGAAGCCACTTGGCTGCACGACCTGGTCCTGAGTTAACCGCAGCATCAAACACCACTAGGTCAATGCCTGCTGGCAACTCGTCACCACGCACCTTGTCCCAGTATTTACGCCGGTACATTGGAGCCACTTTAACGGGGGTTAACTCGGTCATTTGGCGCACGGTGACCGGATGCCCTGTCCACTCTTCCCAGACGCGCCTAGTGACGCCTAGGTTGGTCATGCCACCTGGGTCAAGCAAATGGTCAGAGAAGCCACCCTCGTGAGCCAGCACCTTCTGAAGTGCCTCGGCAAAGTTGGATTTCATTTCTTGAAGCTGGCAACGATGCGGCTACCGAACAAGAAACCAAAGGCAATGTTGGCCGCTTCTAGGGCGATACCTTGGATACGCACATCGACGGGCGCGTATAGGGTGCTGATGCCCACTGTAATGACCGCCAAAGCACCGATGTATCTAGCGGAAGCCCGGAGGTCTACCACCCACTGCGAGGGCTGTCCTATGGGCTTGTCGAGTTCTGCCAGCGCCTTGATTTTTTCAATTTCATTGGTGTCCAGCTTAATCTGGTCTTCGATGCTGGTGGCCTTGACGCCACCGAAGAAGTTGGTCATCAGTTGCTTGATGCCCTCGACGCCCACAGGCACCAGAGCGCCAATGATTGATTCAATAATCACTTGTCCACCTTGTTATCAAGACGCTCAAACACCTTGTTCATGATCTCTTTGAGTTCCCGGATGTCTTCACGGTAGTCAACACGGCCAACATAATTCATTGGCATTGCACGAACATCTTTGTCAAGACGCTCAAGGGATTTGGTAATGGTGTTGAGTGTCCAGCCGCCGAAGAAGGACGCCAGAATCATTGCGGCGTTGAACAAGACTTGGTAATCCATCTTATTGACCTGTCAGTGCGTTAACGTTTGTAGAAGTTGGTGCCAATTTGTTAGGTTGTTCTTGACGTGTTACAACTCTTGCGGCAACGGCACCAGTTTTACCCCACGATGACGGATCGGCCAGCACACGAAGAACCTTGCTACGGTCAGATGCAGGTAGTGTATCAAGCATCTCCAAAGCACTTTTACCAGATGCCATGCCTTTTTGCAGTTCACTAAATATTTTTTTATCCAGTCGTTTTTCCAACATGTCTAATGTTACGTTTGCGGCAGTCGCACCCTTAGACAATACAAATGGAATACGGAAGCGAAACGAATCAGCGCCAATAACATCGCCCAGTTTTTCTGTGCCTGCTGCTGCTGCTTCCTTCATTGACGCTGTACGTTCAACATTGGACGCTAGTTTTTCCAACGTGGGCATCTTGCTGCCCATTTCTTTAAAGATGTCATAGCTGCCAGGGCCGAATATAGCCTCCACCGCGTCTGGGTTGTTGCCCCGCACCAGCCGCACATACTCTTGCGGCGAATCTTTAAACAGCCGCGCAGCTTCCGCAGCCATTGCTTTTTGGTCAATTGACTGCATTCCTTGCGAGTAAGTCTTAAGGTAATCTCTCCAGCCAGTACCGCCAGCTTTTTCAATGGCATCATCAATCAATGGGCGAACTTCTTGAAGCACACCCCGTGTTACTTTGGCACTGACTTTTGGATCAGTTTGACCAAGAATCTGCATAATTCGCTCATTGATACCTTCTTTGCGAAGAGTGTATAAATCATGTGCGTCAATAACGCCGCCCCCTTTGGCGGTCAAATTAGCAATATCTTCTTTGACAGCTTGCAATACTTTGGTCATATTGGAACTTGCACGAAGTCCCGGTGTGGAAAGTTTTGTGTCAATTGCTGCGGTGAT